CTCTACCCATGTCTCACGCCGTTGTTCATCTTCTTTCCATCGGGCATACCGTGATAGCGCGATAAAGTTTTGATAGTCTGTTGGTAGGTAATTGTTCATTTATCACTCCGTCAGTGTTTTAATATGTTTAATATCGGCACCTTCTATATCATAGAAATACTCACATATGCCGTCTTCAATCTCTGCACCAACATCTTCATCAACAGGCACAGGATATTCTTCTGGGTCTATATCATTAGTAATGTAAACTTTAACTCTCATCACTAGCCGCCACATCTTCTAGTAGTGCATTTAAATACCATTTAGCTTTCTCCAAATCCTCAAGTGGTCTGCCTTTGTAGTCAAACCGCCATAAGTATTTCATAATGTTGCCTTGCAAATAGTATTTAAAGTTAGGACCAAGTGCAGCTTGGATGGCAGCAATGCACTCAATGCCTGACTGATTATAATGTGATGGACTATTCACCATGTCTTTGTCAGCAGAAGGTGGATAATCTTCTATGTTGTCAACATCACTTTGCCTCATTGCCTGTCTCATATACTCTTCATGTCTCATATTATGCACTCCCTTTAGTCTTTGACGAAAACTGTAACCGTACTACGTTGCCATCTTCTTGTTTAACAACGACAGAAGGCTCATCATATTCTTCTTCATCTTCTAAGTCAAGTTCTTCCATTACAAACTCATGCACTAAATTACGTAGTTCTTTGTTGCTCTCCATTAAAGGAACGGTAGCACACATCATACGTACAAAGTGCATAACCTGCGAGTAAGACTCATCGTCTAATGGATTATCTGGACCTGTTATAATAGATATATCAATCTCCCCCGTCCACACAGCTTCCTTACGCCCGTTTGCATTTGCTTGCATGTCACAGCCGGGGCGTATTCTTATCACGTAGTCTTCATCGTTGTAGTACTCCTCATCATTGTGCATACTCATCTCCTTTTTACTTTACTTCCTGTGAATTTGATAAACTTTCTGTGCCTATTCTTACCCTTCTCTTTTAGCCAATCCTCTGGTATGATCCTGTCATAGTAAAGAAACCCGTATCTTATACACCACTCTGCATAAGAAGACTTAGCACCTTTGCGTAGCTTACGTCTACTATTCTCAAACACAAAGCGTATGTCTAACTTAGGGTGTTGTTTCTTAATTGCAAGATGCTTACGTCTATCTGCTGCAGTAAACATACCTTTTGTTTCTATAATGATGCCGTTGAACAGCACGAAATCTGGCGTGTATGTACGATAGGCTAGGTCTTCCCATTCTATCTTTACACACTCATAGTCGTACTTGACAGAGAGTTCCTTTAGATACTCTGCTAGTTTTAACTCAAGCCCACTACGATAGCCGTACTTCCGTGCTGCTCTAAATTGTTTTGCGTTAGGCACTAGGATGCTCTTCCACGCCAGAACTCTAAGTCTTTATACTCCTTCGATAGCGTTACGTAAGGAACAATCTTAGGTTCTTTAGCTTGTGACTTCACGGCTGGTCTTTCTTCTAGTGTAGGCCAACAAGCAAAGCGATAGGAACAGAATATACAGTTCTCATTAAGCACTGTATTACCTGTCTCCTTACCTCTAAACTTTTCAGGCACTGCATCAAAGCAACGCTTGAACGTGTTATCTTTTACAGTCTGTGCTGTATCCTTAATCTTGGTTATCTCTTTATCCAAGTCAAGGTTTGTGGCTGGTACATATTTAAACTCACCATTGGCTTTGTTTACTACCCACCATCCACCAGCACGTTTGCCTGATGCCTTGGCGTAGCCAGCAAGCTGACCCACATACCCAAAGCTATCGTGACTAGCTAATGTGTCATAGCTGTCGAACTTGTTTCGATAGGACCAGCTAGAAGCTGACTTGATATCATCAACAGCACCATCAATAACAATATCATATGTGCCGTTAATGGATGTATCATCATCAACTTCAAGAGTAACTTCTTTATTATCTTCATAATCCACTCCAGCTTCTTTCAATAGTCCTTTGAACACAGCCTCTACGATATCACCTAGCATCATGTTCATTACGAATGTAGTCGGTAAGGGCAACGCTTTCTCTGGCTGATTCTTTTGGAACCAGAGTTGACAAGTTGGCCTACCCACATTGGACATGCGTAGCCTAAACTCATCACGCTTATTGCCCCCACCAAACTGGCGTTTAAGAGCAGCAGCAATGTCATCAGCAACTTGTTTGATAGTGTCCTCTGATATAGAGGACTTACCATTAGCCGCATTAGTCATGTACTGGTGCAACGCCAGTTCAGCAGGATGGTTCATTACGCTACCTCTTCTACTTCGATATCCATAATGGAATCCAGATCAACTTCCATATCATCTTCGATATGGTTAGCCTTCTCTGCATACGCATTGATGATATACTCGTTGTAGTTCTGTACCCACTGCATGAAGTCAGCAAACATAGTCTGCTCTTTCTCAGTGAGATCAAGGCTAACGGTAGTATCTAGGCTTACCGTTGGCAGGTAGAACACAGCACCTGTAGGAATCTTACGCTCCTCTGATGTAGCTGTGATGATATGCTGCACAGGCAGACGCTTCATCTTTGCCAAGCGAGTAAAGACCTCACCAACAATCTTGAATGCATCACGGTTCTCAACTTCCCAGATGAATGCTGTGTCGTCTACATCGACAGACTCCCCATGCTCATCTGTTGCGTTAACAAGTTCAACCATGCCAAGCACTACACGTACACGCTTGATAGACTTAATGAGTTCCTTCATCTTATCGGGAACAGAGTTCCAATCCTTGATAAAACCAGCAGGTTTACCACAGTTGAATCCACCATCGTTATCTTTCAAGTCGATGTTAAGATTATCAGCCATGACAGTCTTAACGTAGCGGTTAGATGAACCTGCATCACCACGAATAAAACGCTTATACATGAAGCGTTGTACATACGGGCGAATCTTTACAGATTCGGCGTAGTAGGTAGGACCGTCTGGTATCTCCAGCTTATAGGTTCCACCTTTAACCAGTACCTTTTCCGTACCGATAATAGGCGAGTGATTAATACGCAGACGTGCAAGAGTGCTTGCCTGTTTACGTTCACCAATTCCTTCATGGGCAATGCCCATAGCTTTAGCCATTTCCGCATAGTTAGCGGTATTGATAGTTGTAAGTTCCATATTTTATACTCCTTCTTTTGAGTTTGAATGCATAGTTATATCACGACACGTCCTTAGTGTCAAGCCAGTTGGGGCCGATTTTTGCCTCTAGTTCTAGCGGAACATTGAATACCAACCCCCAACGTATGGTAATCAAGTCAGGCAATACTCTGTTAGTCTCTTGTATTACATCAATACATCTCCTCTCCTCATCTGGATGAACGTCAATGACGATTGAATCGTGTACAGTATTTACCACACATGATTGCATACCGTCAAGTAATTTTTCTATGTGCAACAAAGCTAGTGGCACAATGTCTGCCGTAGCGAATGACTGCACGGGATAGTTCTTGATCTGTGTAAAGTGTGACACTCTACCTGTATGCTTACGCACTACATCAGGAAATGCAAACTCCCTGCCAGATGGTGTAGCTATCTTCTGCGTTGCGATAGCTTCTTTAGCCAACTTGGAGTGCCAAGCGGCAACTCCCGTGTACTTCTTTGTGAAGTGTTGGTAGTAAGATGCTTCTGCTTGCGTCCTTCCGAACCCAGTGGCCCCGTAGAGGGGCGCAAATGTATGCGCTTTCGCATCCTGTCTACTCGTAGGCTGACCAGCATCGGTAATAACTTTAGCGGTGTACGAGTGTACATCAAATCCAGTAGAAACTTCTTCAATTGCAACTCGATCTTGTGATAGGTAAGCAGCGGTGCGAAACTCTAGCTGTGCAAAGTCTGCTTCCATTATCTTACCATTGTCAAATCGTGACACAAACACTTTCTTAACAGGGAACGTACCACCACGTGGCATGTTCTGCATGTTAGGGTCTGCACCACTAAACCTGCCAGTAGCTGTGCGGTGCTGTAGTAAACGCACGTGCAGCCTATTGTCAGGCTTTGTGTGTAGGCTGATCCCCTCTACAAAGGACGACAGGTAGGTATCCACAGCGGATAGTCTGCGTACTTTGTATAGGAAGTCAACCGCATCTGTCATGCCCTTAGACTTGGCTGTATTCTCTAGCAGTTCAAGATTAGCCTTGCTTGTACTAAAGCCATTGGCACTAGCCCACTTGGCTGATGGTGGCTTGAACTTTAATCCCCCAACAGCAGATAGATTGACCAAACTATAACCATTACCACCACATGCTTTACAAGCATTGGTTCTTGCAAAAGGTGTTCCATCTTTCTTTACCTTTCTAACTTGACCACGACCATAGCACTCCTTGCATTGACTAGCCTTGGTTTTGTATACACGCTCTGTACCCGCTGTGACTAGACTACGGAAGTCTTGCTCATCCATGTAAGGGTCAATGGCGTTGCCCCAATAGGGCTTGTCCAATACCTTGCGGCTGTAGATAACCCAAGAGAGTTGCTCTGGACTGTTAAGGTTGATAGGGGTGTCACCCATCAGCCTACGAACATGAGTATTTAGATCGTCAATAAGTTGACGCTTCTCCTGTTCAAACTCTTGACGCACCTCATCCAGCTTGTCCATGTCTACGGTAAAGCCACGCTGATAAACACGTGACAGACATACAGCCACCTCGTTAGTCAGATCAACTGTACCACGCAGCCCTGCATCTGCCTCTGTGTTAAGGCGGTATATCAGCTTGTCTGATAGTTGCTGTGTGGCGTGTAGGTCAGCAGATAGGTATTCACACAACTCATTGTAGGGTATGTCACGGGTAGAATAACCCTTCTTGAAATACTCCTTGAGTGTGTCCTGCTTCTTAGTGTCCAACTCATAGCGTTCTGCACAAGCCTCAAGAGACAATGGCTCTTTCATACCACGCTGTAGCACGTACTCTGCCAGCATCGTGTCGAACACGGGGCCATCATACTTAATACCAGACTCCCACAGCCACAACAAGTCGTGCGCTGCATTATGGCATATAAGCACCGTAGCTTCATCAAGATACCACTGCACACGCTCGTAGTAATCTTGCTGGTTAGGTACATCAGCATGGTCAAATGGAAAGTGTTGCTCCATGCCTTGGTCAGTTAATACACCCACCATGACCAGAGTATTGTCTGGTTCAAAGGGGTCCATGTGCATCTTGCCACCACGCTTGGTGACGGTGTTCTCTACATCAAGTGTTAGCTTCATCTTTAATCCTCACTTTTACTTTAGTTACTAAGTCCATCGGTATCTGATAGAAGTACTCGCCTTTGCTTATATACTTATTCGGTACTTCCACTGGCGTCAAGTCCTTTATCTCTTCCGACAGGAATGTAACTGCGTTATCTAGTTGTTTATTCCATATGTAAAACAGCGTAGGCTCATTGAAGAACTTCTGCTTGCGCTGTGGCAACTGCACCGTTTCATATGGGAAGTCAGGACCAGACCACACCACCTTCACCTCACACTCTACACATATGCTATTGTTATCTCGTGTAGCGATAAGGTCTTGGGCGTACTTGTCTGGGTGATCCTTTACTTTGTATCCCTTGAGAGTTAAATGCTGTCCTGTACGGATACGTGCAGCCCTGTCATACTTCTCAAAAGATGCTTTGTTAAATGGCTTTGTCCTCATACTCCGTACCTCGCTGTCAGGTAATCCAAGTCACAGTTGACCATGCCATGCCAGCCGTTCAACTTGTTCTTGACTACGTTAATGTGGCGTAGTGGGCTTTCCTGTTCCTCGCCTTCTACGTGTGGTGCTTTGCCTATCAGTAGCATTAGGTCAGCCTCTGCTGCCTTACCTGTACGTGACCCCTCCATCATGGATTGGTTCAGTGTAGTGCGGCCCTCTGCCTCTGCTGATAGCTGTGACATATAGAATACAGCACAGTCGTATGTCTTGGCGATCTGCCTTGCATAGATAGCACAAGCCTTGAGTGCCTCATCAGGTCTGGCATATGTACCGCCAGCACTGAACTTATCACCCATGTCAAGCACAAGAACGTCAGGCTTGTAGGACTTGGCTACGGACTCTACCCATGCCATATCACGGCCCTGACACTCTTTGATCTTGATGTTCTTGGACACAGGATAGTAGGCAGCAGATGCCCTCTGAAAGTCCACGCCAATCTCATATCGTGACATGCCAGACGCAGCATTGAGGTAGCGTTCTGCTACACGCTTGCCAGCCTCTTCGTTGCACAGGATGATACAGTTAGCACCTTGGTGTGCAAACCCGTTAGGACCAGCGATTAGAGAGGCGTGGAACGAGGTCTTGCCCACGTTAGGTCTAGCACCTACCTCAATCAAGTGACCGCCGCTGATGCCGTCTAGCTTACGCATTACAGAGGGGATGTTGAACTTCCAACGTGCCTCTTCTCCGACTGCAGCCATGATGCTTTCTATGCTGATGTCCTCCCATTCGATATTCATGTTAGGGATGAAGTCATCATTATACTTCTCCATCAGCCCACGCAGGGCTTCAAGAGAACGGTTGTCACCATTGACCATATCAAAGCCTAGTTCAGCTACCTTCTCTCCTACCACACGCTGGAACAGCTTGGATAGAACCTCCTGTGCTACATCACTGCCTAGAGGTGTCTCCTTCTTGATCTGTGCGAACAAGCTGGCGTATCCCTGCTTCTGTGCTGTGGTCATAGTCGGGTTGCCTGATATGAACAGTGCCTCAATCTCATCTGGTGTAACCGTGCGATTGTACCTGTCCATAGCTGTGTCTATAGCTTGCTTAATCTTTCTGTTGTCAGAATTGAATAACTCTGATGGACATTTAGAACCACGATGGTCATCGTAGAAGTCTTTGTCCATCAGGCTTCTGATGAGTGATAGTTCCATGTTAGTCTCCTTCGTTGGTTATCGCTGCCAGTGCAGCTAGGTCATCGGGGTGACGGTACTTCAGATCGTCCGTCAGTTTGAGTACACGCACGTTGGCTACGTGTCCTCTAAGTTCTTTGGCAATCAATAGCGTTTTCTTCAGGGCATCGGGGTCTAGTGCTATGATTGCTGTTGAGAACTGCGAGAGATACCTCTTGTGTGATTCAAGCATGGATGTACCCAACATGGCTACCCCGACAAGCCTTACATCCTCGCCTACAACTGCGGCACTCACACAGTCCTCAACAACTACGGCGACTTTACCACACCCTGACGTGTATGGCAAGCCACTTTTTCCATATCGTTTCCATTTAGGTAGTCGCTTATTCAATGACCTACCTGTGGCATCTACGATAACACCATCGTGTTTAACGGGGAACACGAGGCGATCTTCTTTTACATCCCACATAAGGCCAAGCCTATCCTTGTCTATATCCCACGTAGCACAGAAGCGTTTGATGTACAGGCTATCTGTGTTATGCGTGACGTAGGTGGGTAGGATAAACTTATCCTCTGCAAAATGCTCTACACCATGTAATGCACGGCGTACATCTTCAGCAGCCATGTGTACTCTTGTGCCACCACTTACATTGCATGACGCTTTGTAACAGTTCCAAACAAGACTGCCCATGCTATTTGTCACAGTGAAAGTTTTATGCCCTTTACACATAGGACAGTTCATTCGTTGAGTTTCACCTACACCTACGTGTAAATCACTTACAATGTTATATATATTATCCATGTATATACACCTTTCTTGTCGGCAGTTAAGTGCTTTTATCACGAGATTTACGCATTGTCAATGCATTATTAGCACTGGCAAATGTATTTTTCATGTACGGTTTGACAGACTGTGGGTTAGTATGTCCTGTAACCGACATGATCTGGCCCATAGATACACCAGCTTCTACCATCTCTGTCGTGCCAGTACGCCGCAGGTCCATTAACCGTAGTTCATCAGACAGGCCAGCTTCACGCATGACTACACGTCCCGCTTTAGACAGCCTTTCCAAGCTGTATGGTTGGTAAGCAGTGCGTACAGGCCGCACACGTGGAGCAACATACTGTTGAAAACCAAAGTCCTCCTGTTGTTGCACCAGCATAGAGTGTAAGTCATCTTCGATGGGTAACGTAACCTCTGCTCTCTTCTTTGATTGCTCAAGGTAGAGTTTCCTGTCAGGCAAATCTAAGTTATCCCATGTGAGCAAGCGCATATCTCCTAGTCGCTGACACCATTCGTATGCCATCTGTACTATCAATCCGATACTACGCCACTCAAACGAACTATATGCAGTGTCAAGAAAATGACGCACATCATCCTCCGACCATACCACCTTGCGTTGGTCAGGTGTTTTACGCTTGATATTGCCAAATGGATTGAAGGTAGCATACTCCATGTCGATAGCGTAGTGATACAACCTAGACGATGAGTTCCTCACGTGATTCGCAAGCGTGATACCACGCACAACCCACTCTTCATAAGCGTGTTTGGCTTGCTTGCTTGTCACTTTGTCATAGGGTGTACCACCAAACTTATCTGACATGACAGACAGAAAGTACCTATAGTCTGCCTTAGACTTGTCTCTTAACATATTGAAATCGTTAGAGACTAGGTACTTCTGTATCAGGTCATCGACAGTCTTCATGCTGCAAGCAACTCTTTGAACTGCTTGCTGTCTACCCAGCGAGATACCTTCTCTTCACGCTCCCACATTGAGACAGCATCGGTATCCTTGCCAGTGTTACGCAGCTTGAATCCGTTACGCTCATCAGCATAGGTAGCGTAGTTGGTAAAGGCAGAGTACAGAGCAAAGGCATTGTTGCCACGCACACCAGCCTCTTGATTGTACAGTTCAAACATACGCTTGGACTTGCCTTTGTCGAGAGACTCAAGCATAGACTTCACATTGTCTGCATACAGAGGCTTGTTAGCCCAGCCTTGCAAGCGTTCTGACTGTGTATAGAAGTCCTGCTTGCTACGGTTTAGCTGATCAATGAATGTGTCAAGGTTGAACCCGCTGGTATTCTTACGGCGTACCTTGTCATGCTCACCACGTATCTGCCCATTGGTGCAGAAGAAGTCGATAGCACCGAACAGTACCGTGTTTGAACACGTACCATCCACACCATGCAATGCAATGATGCGCTGTGCTATTTCAGTCTCATGCTTTGGAGTAGTGATCTTAGCTTTTACATTAGGCAAGGTCATGTCCATCATGGCCCAGCCATTGTGATGGGCATCACGCCATGCAATGTTAGCATCGTCTACCTCGTGTGAGGAAAGGTTCTCTGTCACTGCGTCCATAACGCTGCGAAAGAAGTCACCATGTGATGCACAGGTGAAGTCTTTACCAACAATAGCAATGGGTTCGCCAGTGCTACGATTGATGACATACTTCTTGTCACTAACTCTTGTTGGTTCAAAGTCTACCTTGAAGTCAAGGTTCTCAGGGATATATTCTAATGGCATATCTATTCTCCTTTTGGTTGTGAAGATGCAGTTATATCATATAACGTAGCATCGGTCAAGTGTCATCCTCATCTAATATCCAATCTGCATAGTGCATACGGTGTCCGTCCTCATCCTCTTTAGGTACAAACTTGAAGATGCGGTGCAGATAGCATTGGATACGTTCCAGCTTGCCTACATCAGACATCCATATATCTTGACAGTCGTGGATTGTAGACAGGATATCCTTCAAGTCATTGTGTGCCTTGAGTAATTCAAGACGTTGCTCACTTGTTACTTCCATTGTCTATCTCCTCTACCAGTTTAGTTGCGTTGTCATATAGCACATTACGTGCCGTGATTAGATGTCCACAGTCTTGTGGCTCTATGATGCTATCAAGATAAGCTATCTCATCCATCAAAGCAATAACGTGTTTAGCATTACTGCGTCTTTGTTTTAGTGTGTTCATTACATAAACCTCCCAATCAATCCGATTATAAAGTGATACAACATCCAGCCTATGCTGGCCCATATACATGCGAACAAAAACATCTCAATTCCGTCATGCGTGAGGTAATAGTGCTTTGCTTTGTTCCAGTATTTAGTCATCATCACTCTCCAATACTTGATTTGGATAATATACATAGACTACAGAATTACAGTGTGGGCAGTGTAGATTCGTAACCATAGCGTATTCCTCTTCCTCTAAATCGTGATCGCCACCCCATATTAGCTTTGTGTTACAGTGCCAGCAATTCATCCTACTCACCTCTATTGATATGCATAGTCGTAATATGCTGAGTGGTGTATTCTATATTGTATTCAGCTTCCAGTAAATGCCACGCCTGTTCATAGGCATAATCCCAATAAGTACACTCACCTGTTTCCATCCATTCATCGGCAATACATTTTGCCCAATGGTCAAAGCTAGGCTCATGGTCAAATGGTAGTTTTTCATTCATGCTCAATATATTACTCATGCTCACCTCCATTACCTCTACCTAAACCACCGAAATACTGTGGCTTACGCTTGGCTGTTTCAAATACACCTGCCGTGATAAACACGCCAGCTATCAGCAGGGCATGGGCTATGGCACTGATGCCAAACACCACGATGCTACCCATCCACATGCTAAAGATAATACACCACATCCACGCCAACATCTGCATAACTAGATGCCGTGTGTTGTTGTCAGGTATATGGCACAGTGGATTGTACCGACTGTCCATTATTAGGTTGTATAAGTTAGACACTACTTCACTCCTACTGTTTGTAAATACTTCTTTACATTACGCTGGGCCTTACGGACATAACGATGCACACGCACCTTCTGCCGCTTATCTTTAGGCTGTCGCCTAGCCTTGGTCTTTATCATATTTGCCGTGCCGTGCATCTCTAATCTCCTCTTTTGCTTGCTTGTCTTTATCACTCTTACGCTTGTCTTGTACCACACGTGTTGAGGTTTGTCTACGATTAAATGCCATTGTTCTGGCAACAGGGTCTACTCTCTTTCTCATGTCTCACTCCTCATGCCCACATACTAGGCTTGCCTTGCCATATACCCAAGGTAGCTACGCTAGACTCTAGCACAGGCTCCTGTGTGTTAGCAAATACAAATGTGTCATTCGCATAAGGATTGTAGGTGACACGCTGTGCCTCTGGATATTCAGCCCAGCCATTCTTGTCACTCACATAACCAACAACGAAAGCGTGTACATTCTTCTTGCCTTCTTGCCTCACCTTGGCCTGTCCTGCCTTACGCACCACAAACTTAGCATCTGCAATGTTTACGTTGTTAGCATGACCAACCACACGTCCTGTCCTGCATGATTGCACAGAAAAACACTTCTTGTGCAGATTCCAATAGACGCGAACTTTTCCTGCCCTACGTACAACCTTGTTTTCCATCTTACATTCTCCTATGTGTCCCAACTTGGGACGTTTAGTGTTGGTGCAAAAGAATAGTCTTACGCTTGCCAATAACAGGCTGCGAGAAACAACCACCCTTGCATATACCACAATGACCCTTCAAGCCCTTGCCTGTCTTGGGGCAGTCAAACAACTTGTCACCATCAGGATCATGCGTCACGGTATCATCACCATAGAACATAATGTTCCAACCATCCCGCTTGAGCATATCCCACTCATCTTTGTTGTTGGACGGATCAAGTGACGCATTGACAGCCATGTTGGGCAGTGTCATCAAGTCTTGCTCAATCATCAACTTGAGCATAGGACTACGCCATGCCCGTGTAGGCATCCACCAGATGGTATCTGGATTGGCAAGGGCAATGTCACGCACACGGTATATGTCAGACGAATCCTTGATGGCCTCACCTCGCGTCATGTGACGAACACGCTTGATCAGTTTGCGCTTGCGTTCAAGCCACGCCTTGATGTTGTGAGCATTGAAACGATTGATGGTCTGCCAGATTGCCTCGCACCTGTCATCACGCTTTGCCATGTTGGGATATAGCTTGTACAACTTGACGTTGTAGCAAGTCTTATCACAGTAGTCAGTGCGATGGATACAAGACCCGTCATGGTTCTCTGTATCGTTAATAGGACGGTCATCAGCAAACATACCAATGTCATCACACCATCTGAAAAGGTCATTCATCTGTAGAGTAGTAAGATCAGTCATAGCATACCTCATAGGTAAGAAGTTAAAAAGAGTGCTGGGCTTTTA